CTCAGCCAGTCAAGTATTTGTGGTACATGGATCCAATTCTCTGTAAACATAGGTAGTGTGCTAACGGCGAGAGAAGCAGCATGATACTGCTCCATGGGCGTTGCCGACGACGCTATGTTAAACAACATGCTGGATGTGCGAAACTCTGTATGCCAGACGGCAGTTAATGCCATCGTGGACAAGGTGCTCGTATCCGTGTCCGTGAAAACAATCATCTGGACCCAATCCATTGAGGGTAAATCAATATAAGTATTGACACCCCCGACTGTGCGTCGAAACTCGATTGAACTGGATGAGGGAGGAAGATAAGAATAGCAGCCGTGTTCCAAAGGGCCGAAATAGCGGTAACTTGGATGCACCGAATTCATCTCTGTTAAATTGGGCTGGCCCAATATAGATGGATATTGTTCAACATTGACGCGAGCACACACAATTGTGCCCTCTTTGTTTACCACTTTCGTGACGTTAGTGGCTAACACAGAGGCTGCGGTGACTCGCACATCTTGCCAGGGTGTGGTGCTCGAAGCACGCTCTGGAACACCTGACATGGGTAGAAGAATGTTGGAACTACCGGTTGGTGCAGTGTATGATGAGCTGGTGGCAAAGCCTGCCGTAACGGCAAACCCTGTTGCTGTTCCTGTTATTGTGTAAGTTGAGCCGCCGGTAATTGTATCAATACGGACCCAACGGGACGGCATGGCTGTGCCGGTAACCCAAGCCTGAAAGACATTGGGAGCGGCAGCAGACAGAACAGCGGTCCATGTAGTGGTCCTCTGATTACCGGTCCAAAAATTGTAATTACACACAAGTGAGCCGGTGACGGCGGTGACACCACCAACGACGACACGTAGAAACAGATCAGTTCCTTCGGGGATGTATACGTACCGTTCAGAATCTACTACGCCGAAGGGAATGTCAGTGGGAAGAAGGCCAGGAATCGCACCTAGCCCTATAGTCCCAACAACAGGGTCCCAACTGCCAGAATCCAAAAGTGGCATTCCTGCGTAGACGCCCCAAGGGCGCGGAGCGGTCAATATCTCCCCATACTCAACCAAGGTATTCGTAATCTTATAAGTCCTCCATACTGGACATGCCGGCGAGGGGATTAACATTACGGCTGCATCTGTACCCCTAGTTGCCGGATCACCCACCGACATAGTCCCAGTAGTCTTAAATTTGAGGACAGCAGTGCGCTCAATATTGGGATAACTAGGAATACGATTAGGATCATGGTCATCAGGTAACACAATTGCTTTTGCAATTGTGGGAGCGGACGCAGATAGCGTTCGGATAGTATTGTGAAACATTCTAACGTTGTGGAGCGGTTAGCATACCTCGGTATGGATAAAGTGCGTTCATGCAGGCATCCGACCACCGCGCCGCTGCATGTAGATCAACTATTGTCCATGTGATCTCCCAATGACGGAAGGTGCTATCTTCCGTTCTTTATATTTGGTCATGATTCTTCTGAAAAAATTCGATGCAATATATATGCATCGAAATTGACCAAAACCGACCCCGTTGAAGCGAGGCAGGATTTGAACCGATCATAATCGGATATTTTGACATGATAATCTAAACAAAATTCTTCCAATGTTCGTTCTGTCATGTCTCCTTCCATTACAGCACCATAGAATGGCGAGTATGGATTTGTTGCACTACATGTTTCACTTAAGCCCATTGTGGCGCCAGTTGTGTGGTGTAAATACCAATCACATATGTCCCGCAGCACTGGGACTGCTCTTGCTTGCTGGCGTACCTGGGTGGCAATCCCTCGTGCCCATGCTATGGGGTGTGTGGCGTTATCAAACTGCCAAAACATACCTCTCATCCGACGGGCCGGTTCCGGGGCCCATTCGTATTTGTGACCCGTCCATACTGGTCTCATTGCTAGGTATGTGGCCATTCGCCACCTGTTTGGTGGCACTATCGCCACCTTTATGTCAAAGCCGGACCATCCCCATGCTTCCTTATATCTGTTCAAGTTAAATTTGGCAATACTCTTGCCATGTATGATGGCGGGCATACGTACGATGCCATCGTCTCCTGATACTGACATCCATATGTTTCTTTCAACAATGTTCATTAACGAAATGACTTCTTGATCATTCCTTCTTGTGATGTCAAACAGTCCATGAGTAAGAGCCAAGAGTCTCACGGGCAGACATAGCATAGAGTTTTTATAACTTGTGTCAGACACACCGCTAGCATTTACGTCATTCACTGATAGTTCATAATCACCCACTTTTATTTTCAACTTTTCCTCGCCGTCATATGCGGCTGATACCCAGTCCGGTATGTAAGGGAACTGGACAGCACGAATTCTTTTGTGCCAAGCGAAACTTACTTTTGAGTGATTTGAATCCATTGCCGTGATGTCGTCTACAAGTGTGTATGGGTCTGGGCATTCGCTGATTGTCATGTTAAGCCAATAGTTCAAATCCGATGGTGTAGCACAACCTGCGTAAAACAGGTGTTCTTCCTTTGAAAACATCTTTGCCAACCATTTCGTCTGTGCATGCGTGTACTTGCCGATTTTTGCCAATATCACTGCTTTTGGAGAACAGATGAATCTTGGTTTTTCTTCTTTTTTGTCCATAAGAATGGGGTAAGGGTCATATTTAAAGTTGTACGACTTCTCTCCCTTTACAAACCCACTCATCTTAACATTGAGGGCTTCTTCTTGTTGAATGGGTAGCCAGCCATCTAGCTCCTCCTGACGTGCCAATTCATTTTTCAACTTCTTGTCGCCAGAAAAGTGCGAGATAAATTGTTCCCAACTTTCTGGCTGTATTTGAGCCAGTCTTTTGTTTTCAACAAGCCACTCGAAACATCGGTCATAATACCACATCTGTGCCTGGTGGAGTCGTGTAACTCCAAGGCGCACTAGGAATGCCAAACAGGCTGTTCCTGAACCTTTCGGAAAACACTTGGGCACCATGCCCAAGAACATTGGACCGCGTAAATATCCACGGACAGAACAGTCACCAACATGTTTCCAAAAATGTGTGATCAGTTCGTCAACAGAAAGCGACTGATTAATGTCCGCGCCATTATATAACACTTTTTTCGACCTACCAAAAGTCACAATTACATCTTCTTTTAGCGTTGTTTTTGGTAAAGTAAATAGCTCACTCCACAAGGGTCTAAAGCCAACGCTGGTCACCATAGCGTCGAACAATATCAATGGAGCTGGTCTGTGTTCTTTGGCTTGGCGTTTACATTCCTTGCACATGTGCCAATGTGTTTTCCTTAGCTTACCACATGACCAACAGTGGTTTCCGGCCAGTGAAGGTACGAGGGGTAGTATTGCTGCTTTTCCTTTGTCTTTGATCACCCGGTTTATCCATATTTCGATCTCATCCTGGTTCATCATCACATTCCAGCGTTCTTCGTTGCACATTCGTCTCAATGTGTCATATAACTCTACGTCTGTTATGTTCTTTCGCAGTACCAACCTATTAAGCAACTCTTCTTTTCGTGGGAATTTCAAATTGAGGTCGCGGTCCTCGGCCCACGCCATCTCTGGCATGTCGCCAAAAAGATCCGTCACAACATTACGCTCAATAGCCTGGAAGTTACCCCAGCCAATTCCTGCGTTGCCCATGTTCACATCAATGGTTGCTATGGCCTGTCTAAATGATGTTGTAAAATACCTGGAGAGATCCCAGCGTAACAACTCCTCCTGATCATCCAAAAATTCTTTGACAGAGACCATGTATGGATAAATGGCCATTAAAACTGGCTCAGACATCCGCATGTACTTTGTATCTGACCTTAACTTCTTCAACGATGGTATTCTGTCTCTGATTTCTATTGTAAAACTTGGATGCATTTGTCCGGCTTCTAGTGTGTGTCCTGATGGTGTTGTCAATACTATGCCACTGGGTGCTTTCCTGTGTAATGAGTACTTGGAATCGACGCAGCAGGTGATGATACCATGGCGTGTACCTATCACATGCCGATCTCCATCAAGTGTTATTCTCATGGTCGTAGGCCTTGTTGACAAAAATTCTACTTCGTGTTCACACACTATATCCCAGTGACAGTCACACGCATATCCTGCTGTTTCCAATCGGCAATATTCTAGATGGTTTTCAGGCGCTACCTGTGCCCTCCAAAATACTGCGTAATCTGTGTAACGGTTATCCACTTCTACTGGGAACTTTGAATATACTAAAGCCGGGGATTGTTTTCGTTGGTAAAATGGCACTGTTTCCGTGTGATCTACATAACCAAATGTCCAATGGTGGTCTGGCATTGGTGGCGTGACAGCCAGGTTTCTAGGTATAAATACTATTGCCAGACCATCTTTTCTTTTTGTTCCATTCACTAATTCAAAATTGTCATCTTCTGCGCAAAATTCATATACTGGGAAATCTTGGATTCCTGCGCGCTGCAGGTGTCTTTTCATTTCAATTATGGTACAGCCGGCATCGTCAATATAACCTGGCCTCACCAAAGGTGGGATTCCAGGGTTCTTGAGCTTCTTATCTAACCACGCGGCTGCCCTTGCGAGCGCGAGTGCTGAATCCCAGCATGGAAGGTGGAAGCCCGCGTAAAACCCGTTAGGGTCTACGTGTGCCACGCTGATAAACTTATATTCTGTTGTGGGGACGTAGGCGGACGCCAATTGATCTTCCGGGTCAAACGAAAGGTACAATGGTAGGTCCGTTAAGTAGCGTGAAATATACATTCCTAAAGCGTTTTGTATCATCTCATCATAGAATTGAGTCATCGTGGCGGGCAACTACCTTTTCTGATAAACGAAGAAGTGAATTATTCGTTACAGCCGAGTAGAATGGTTTCAAATTAGAGGATCGCAGAACGAAGCTTCTTCGAGAGGCAAAAGGAAAGGGGAGTCAACAAGCGATTAAACTTTCTGATGCAGTAGCTGTAGTCTGCGGTTCCCACTAGATTCCTATTTTACGAACTTTAACTTATCTCTAACCACTCACAAGAAACACTTATCAAAAAATAATAATTGGTTTTTGTGTGCCTTCCCTTCTGAGGGCTAGGCTAATCCTGTTTTTGTTCGGCCTGTCTCACAGGCTCTCACCTATTCGTGCCCATAAGGGCATCGCGGTTAGGGGTGCAGCCTCGCCGTTAGACCCCACAACTCCCCCGGACTGCCAAGAGCAGCTACAGTCCTAAAG